TCTAAATCCATCATCAATCTTCTTTTCAAGCCTCAAAATGTCTGCTTCATAATCATCTTTTGAAACATAATCCTTTGGAATTGCATAGACCAAATCTTCAAGTTTGCCTTGTCTTTTATCAATTAGTTTGGTATACCAACCTATCAAGGCAGTAGCAATACCCACTAATAATACAAGTAGTGTGTTAATGTCAAATGGTCCCATAATATATCCTTAATCATTGTTTAAATTCCTATGTTGATATATTATGAGATTATGTTGCTTTTGTTGCTATAATTGTTGCTGTCCAACTGATATTAGTAGATGCAACACCCGTCACAGTTATTTTTGGTCCACCATTTGTTGTATCTGCAGTAACTGCATAGGACCAACCAGTTACAGTTCCAACATTGAAACCATCAATATTACCTCCATTACCAAGTACGAATGTTGATGGTCCAGAACCTTGCCACCCGGCATTCCAATAATTGTAAATGTAAACATTACCACCAGAAGTTGTATTGTTTCCAACAATTCTAATATCAAACCAATATCCTGTGTTATTAGATGCAATAAAGTAAGAATTAGGAGCTCCTGAACCACTACTTGCAAATCCTAAAACAACTGGGGTAGCACTTGTTGTATTTCCATACAATGTATAAATTTGTGTTTGTCTATCACCAGCGGTTGCAACTGCACCACCGATTGAAATTTGATTGTTTACTTGGTCAAGAATAATTTGGGATGACATATTATGTTGCCTTTGTGATAATTACAGTTGTTGCCCAACTAATGTTAGTAGATGCAGCACCAGTTACTGTTACTGCTGGTCCACCATTTGTTGTATCTGTTGTAATTGCAACAGACCAACCAGTTGTAGTTCCAATGCTTGATGTTGATACTGTTTGAACAGTACCTAAAACAAATGTTGATGCACTTGCGCCTTGATATCCTGCACATTCATAATGTCCTGTAAAAACATTACCACCAGAGGATGTGTTATTTCCAACAACTTTAATCGTATAGTGATAACCAGTGTTGTTCGTACTAGTTATATAAGAGTTTGGTGCTCCTGAACCACCAGAATTTACACCAAGTTGAAGTGGTGTAGCATTTGTTGTATTACCATGTAATGTAATAATTGATGTCTTTCTATCACCAACTGCTAATTGAGAATTACCAAAAGCAACTTCACCAACAGAGTCTGTACTTACAAAAGTACCAATTGCAACGGAACAAGCTTTTGAAGCTGTTGTATTATTACCAACTGCAATTGCTGATGTAGCACTTGCAGTGGCACCAGTAAAAGCACCAATTGCAATTGTTGAAGAAGCATTTGCTATAGAATTTTGTCCAATAGCTACACAACCAGAACCAGAACCAGTTGCATTTTGTCCAATTGCAACAATATTGTTCTGTGTATATGCATAAGAGGAATTACCAATTGCAATATTACTAGAACCGCTTATACAATTTGCTTGATACCCAATTGCAATATTAGTAGCGCCACCAGAATAAGATTGAGAACCAATTACAACACATTGTCCATAGGCAGTCCTATTAGTGCTGTCAGAAGGAGAAATTATTACAGAATCTTTAATACCAGAAGTTGTTAAAGTTCTTTGTGTTGAGGTTCCACCTGTATCTGCTCCACCCCAGAACATAATGTTTCTGTCTGATGCACCAGAAACGGTATTTCCACCACCTGCATAAAAAGCACCATAAGGGGTTCCAGTTTCAGTTATGCTATTTGCAGCACCACCAAAATTTAATGCTAATACATTTGAACTTGCTGTAACAGATGGTGCAGATGCACTTCCTGTGTATGTTGCCCAAGTGACACCTCCACCACCAGCAGCTGCCCATGTTGGTACTCCACCAGCAACAGTTAATACTTGTCCAGTTGTTCCAATTGCAAGTCTTGCATTAGTGGTTCCAGAACTTGAATAGATTATATCACCAGTAGTTGTTATTGGTGATAATGCATTAAATGCAGCACTTGCAGTTGTCTGCCCAGTTCCACCATTAGCAATTGGTAATGCAGTTCCTGATAAGGTAATAGCTAAAGTTCCAGAAGTAGTTATTGGACTTCCAGATACCGATAAGAAAGAAGGTACAGTCATTGCAACAGAAGTTACAGTTCCAGTTGATGGTGTTGTCCAAGTTGGACTTCCAGAACTTCCTCCTGAAGTTAATACTTGTCCTGAAGTACCATAAGAAGGTGTTACCCCAATTCCAATAGCACTATTAGCATTAAAAGTGATTTGACCAGAAGGACCAATACCGAATTGGATTAAGCTACTAGTTGTGGTAGATGCTACAAGACCTAAAGATGTTCCATTGGCAGAAATTCTAGTATTACTTGAACCCAAATAGACTGCACCATTACCAGTACTTACTCCAACTTCTAAAGCTGGAATGGACCCAGCACCAATAAAAGTTAAATCTAAAGAACCAGTCAATGTACTAGTTGAACTTCCATACCCAACACAGGTTCCTGATAGTGGAATATCAGCACTTACTAATGACCTAAATGTAGGTTGTGCAGCAGCACCACTTGAAGGTCCTGCAAATACTGTGTTTGCAGTTTGTGTAGTTAGGGTTTGTGTAATAGTTCCAGAAGTTGTTACTGGTGTGCTTCCAATTGTGTAGATTGGTGTTGTAGATGCATCACTAAATCCAACAGAAGTTACAGTACCAGAACCACCCGATGATGCAGCCCAAGTTGGTACTCCACTGGCTAATGTAAGTACATATCCATTTGTACCAGCAGCCAAAAATGTAGTTGTTCCAGAAGCAGTTTGATAAGGAATGCTTCCATTTGCTCCACCAGCCAAGTTAGTTGCTGTTGTTGCAGTGGATGCATTACCAGTCAATGCACCAACAAATGTTGTAGATGTTACCGATGTAAGACCAGCTAATGTAGTTGCAGTAGAACCAAGTGATACACTTGTAGAACCTAGTGTCAATGAACTATTAGTTAATGCACTATTTGGAATGCTTGTAAAATTAGTACCAGCAAAGGTTGGTGCAGCGCCAGAATTAATGCTTTGTGGTAAGCTTAATGTAACTGCTCCAGTAGATGAACTTGCAATAACTTGATTTGTTGTACCTGTAATACTTGTAACACCACCAGCACTTCCAGTAGATGCAGCAGTTAATCTTCCATATGCATCAACAGTAATGTTTGCATTTGTATATGAACCAGCAGTTACTGCAGTGGTTGCTAAATCAAGTGCAATATTACCAGAAGTTGTTACTGGTGAACCAGATACAGTTAGTCTTGACGATGTAGTTGTAATACCAACAGAAGTTACAGAACCACTACCAGTTCCAGGTGTATATCCAAGTGCAGTTGTTACATCAGAACTGGTTAATGTCACAGCTCCAGTTCTTGTATTAAATGATGTAACACCACCAGCACTACCATTACTGATTGCAGTAATAATACCCTTTGAATTTACAGTAACATTTGTGTTTGTATAACTACCAGCAGTTACACCACTTTGAGTTACCAAATTAGCTGTTATGCTTCCACTTGATGTAATTGGTGAACCACTAACCGATAAGTCAGTAGAACTTAAACCAACTGATGTTACATATGATAATGTTGGAATATCAGCAGCAACAAGTGCTCTAAATGTAGGATTAGCAGCAGCTCCACTTGATGGACCAGCAAATACATAATTAGCTGTTTGTGTAGCTAAACTAATAGCTAAAGTTCCAGAAGTTGTTACTGGTGAACCACTAACAGAAAATATGCTTGGTGCTGTAAGTGATACTGATGTGACGGTTCCAGTTCCCGAACTTCCATTCGATGCTGCTGTGATTCTACCATAAGCATCGATCGTTACATTGGCATTTGTGTAACTTCCTGCTGTTACTGCAGTGGTGACTAAACTCAAAACAGGAGTTGTTCCTCCCGTACTTGCGATTTGTCCACTTGTTCCAGAAACAGAACTTACAAATCCACTTGCTGGTCCAATTAAATGTCCACCAGTTGTAACACCATCCATCAAGTACAATAACCAATTGGTACTATCGACCCATAGCTCACCAGGTGAACCAACTCCTGATGAAATACTTGATGGTGATCCTCTACGGAGCTGTAATAAAGTTGACATTAAGGTATTGTTCCTAAATTGATAGCCATGTGTGGCATAAGATTGATATTTCGTAGATCAATCACAGCCACAACATGCGTATCTGTTGTACTTCCACAATCCAGGTCGCCGATGAATACATCGCGACCCGTAAGGTCTAATGTATTAGAATTCATCTATTAGACCAAATTTGGAACCGTATAAGTTACCAAAATCTCATATGCACCAGCGGTTCCGCCAGTACCTGGATTTAGTGTAATAATAACAGCTTGACTTGAACCAATCGTAGCAACAGATTGGCAATAAATTGCTCCGTACTGACCCACTGTTGTCAAATCAACATCCGTTGATGGTAACCACTTACTTGTTGTTCCAGTTACACCCAAACTAATTGCTGGGCTTGTTCCATTAAATGCTGTTGTTACATTTACAGAAACACTTTTAATAATAGCATTTGCTGGTAATGTAAACATCGAATATGGAGATGCATCTGTATAGGTACCAACGTGTGCAACATTTGTGTCATATGCAGCACCAGAAGCTGTACTTACCCAACTTGTAATACCAGTACCATCAGTTTGTAATACTTGACCCGTAGTACCAGCTGAAGATGGTAATGTTAAAGTCCATGCAGCAGTTTGTCCGGTTTGTGCAGATTGAATTGTTGTAGTCCAGCTTGAACCTGAACCGGTTGCTGCTGAATTTAATACAATCTGACCACTTGTTGCTGAATGGTTTACAACTGAAGCTGTTAACGAAACATCTGATGTTCCAGCAGCATTGGTAAGTTCGAAATTACCAGAGTTGTTTTTTACAAGTGGACCTTTAAGTCCGACTTGAAATGTTGTACCTGAAATACCAGATAAGTCTAAAATGTTAACTGCCATTTGAAATCCTTGAAATTAAGTGATTGTTTGCTTATTTATAGTTATTTCTGGTATCTCACCACAATATAACCATTTCCTTGTGTTGTTCCTGAACCTGGAGTTATTGAGATATAAATCTGTGTATTTGACCCATATGCAAAACTAGGTGTAGTTTCATAGGTTCCTGCAACTGATGGTAAATTCTGTGAAGAACTCATTAAACTTGAATAATTTGCAGAATCTCCTACAGTTAATACTGGTGAAGTTCCATTAAATGCAGTTTGTATAATTAGTTCAATATTAAATATCAGCATTCCAGATGGAATTGTAGTAATCAATTCAGGTGAAACATCACCATAACTAAATGCCATTGTGTATGTTTGTTCACCCCAATCATATGGATTTTGCCATGTGGGTGCCCCAATACTTCCTGTAGAAGTTAGTATTTGACCAGCAGTTCCATAATTAGGTGATGTAATACTTGGTGAAATTGCACCATCAGCATTTATCAATAAACCACCAGTTTTACTACTTAGTTCTAAATTTCCAGATGCATCACCAATTACTAATGCACCGCCAGAACCTAATGCTAATTGTCCAATACCAACAGTTTGACCTAATTCGACTTGTGATGTAGTTCCATTATTTGAATAAAAGAAGTTTGTTTGATCACCATCAAATCCACCATCAACACCAGCATATTGAATAGTTCCTGGTGAACCTTGTGCTCCTGTATTGCTTGGACCAGATTGAATAAATGTAACCAATCCCTTTTCATTTACAGTTAATGCACTAATATTAGTAAATGAACCAAATGTAATTGGGTTTACAGTGGCTAATGTCAATTCTGTTGAACCTACAGTAGATGTGACATCGCCAGTAAACGCAGGAATTAGTTCAGTATATTCACCACCAACATTGATAAAAATCTGACCAGTATCAGTTGTAAAATATAAATCACCTGCTGTACCAGTACCCATTTCTGCATAGGTACCTTCAATAATATTAGGTGTAATACCAGAACCACCAGATGCACTTACATAAGGACCACCATCAATAATAACTTGTTGGTTATTAGCAATAGTCTTTAACCAGTGATACCAAGAATTTACAATTAAACCCTTTTTATCTGCTAAAGCTGTTTGTGATGGTATTAAACCTTGTGTAGTTGTACCTGATATAGTCATTAGCTAACCTGAACTGCGTTTATACCTGCACCAGCATAACGAGTCATATTATTTGCACCTGAAGCAGGATTACCCCAATACAAATACAAGTTACCTGAACTTGTTGTATAAATTGTTCCTGTAATAGTAATTAAAGTAACAGCATCAATACCACTTGTAAAGATATTTGTTTGTGAATTAAGAGGAAATGATTGTGTAAATCCACCTGAACTAGCATCGTTATTATAAACACCACCCCATCTACCAGAACCGGTAGCATATGTACAAGTAGTTCCAACACCAATAAACACACCTGCAGATGGTGAATAAAAACTTGCATTTATTGTAAAGTTGTAAACAATATTTGCTGCTAATGCTACCGTTAATGCTGGATCTGCAGAATTGACATTTGTTCGCACTAGATTTGCAATTGCACCATTGGCTAGATTTGAATTAAAAGGTGCTTGCCATTGTACACCTAATGCAGCACCACTATCAGCTGTTAATACAGTACCATCTGCACCAACTGGTATTCTTGCTTGTGTACTACTAAAACCCCAAATATCACCTTTTGTAGTTAATACGGTTCCAGAACTTGCAGATGTAATTCTACCTAATGTATTTACTGTAAGATTAGTTAAAGTATAGGAACCAGGTGTTACACCTGTTGCAGTATTAATAGTTGTAATTTCCGAATTGATATTACTAATTTGACCACCAACTGTATTAGTTGCTGCATAGGTTAAAGCACTTGAATATGAAACTGCACCTGCATCTACTGTAATACCTGATGGTGTTAAAGCTGACCAATATACTGCACTTATATTTGAACCAATTGCAATTGATTGATCTGTTAATGTAACTTCTGTATTACCAGATGTATAGGTTACAGCACTTACAGTTCCATAACCATATTGTGTAGTTCCATTAATATATTGAACTCTTTGACCAATAGGATAATCAGCAGTTACATCACCAGAAATCACAAACTGAGTACCTGATATATAACCTGGTGTTGCTGATTGATTCCATACTGAAATACCTGTACTTCCTGAACCTGGTACTGAACTTGCAACTGCACCTACTACATTAGGTACTTCCATAATTAGGTTATTATTGATATCTAATACTTTAAAGTTGTAGTATAGACCTTCTTGTAACCACATTTCTGTGTCCATTCTACCATTGATATCTAATATAATTGGATTTGTATTTGTAGATGTTCCTGTGTTTGAACCTTGATATGTAGTTTGTTCTACCGTATAAGATCCACCTTCGTACTGATAGATTTGACCACCAGCAAGTATATTACCGTTGTTATCGAAGAATTGTTGACCTGTAAAAACAGGTGATAAAAATGTTGGTGTTGTCATAGTAATCCTATTTATGAGCGTTTATAAATGTATGCAGGTGCGGTCCCATTTGTACTTACAGATGCTAATGTGTTTCCACCAACATAAATGTCATTTACATAATTGGTTACAGTAGTTGCTGTATATGTCAATGCGTCTATTGTTTCGTAAATTCCTGATGGACCATAAAGGTATGCTCTAGTTGTACCTACTGCAAATCCAAATCCATAAATTGGTAATGAATGTACAGTCCATACAACACCATCTGGTGAACTATAAAGTTGAGTACCTTGAAATTGTAAAAACAAGTTATTAAAGGTATAAATTGCATTTTGTGTTGGTGGTGCTGTTGTCGTTGAATCTACTAATGACCAAGATTTTCCATCTGTAGATGTCCATACATTTGTTGGGTATGGTGAAACAAATGTACCTGAAACAATCATCCATTTACCATTTGTAAATCCTAATCCAAATAAGTCATTACCAGAGAAACTTGTACTTGATTGGGTCCAAGTTACACCCTGATCTGTTGACCACCAAGCACTATAATTTGGATATGAACCATATGTACTAACTGTAATTCCATTTGCAGTTAATATAGAAGTTTCATATGTAGATAAATTAGGACCTGGTGCATTATTGATAATTTGTGTAATTGTAGTTGTATTAGGTGCAATTCGATATAGATTAGTATTAGGTGAAGTAGCACCAAAAGGTGTAAAGTAAATTGCTTCAGTACCTACATCTCTATACATCTGATAAACATTATAACTTATTCCATTAGTTGTCCATGATGTTAAATTCGTTGAAAAGTAAATATATCCACTTATTAAAGCAACAAAATATGTTCCATTAAACATAATTTGTGAAATATAACCTGTTGGTAAACTTGTATTTAAAACATATGAATTACCACCATTACTAGATGATGCAGTTCCTCCATATGTACTATTTTGACCAAATCCAAGTGAATAAACACCTGCATCATCACTTACAACACCCGAATATGTACCACCATTACCGTTACCACCACCTCCACCATCATATTCAAACCCAGCACTCCAAGGTGGTGGTATTGCATAAATTGGATCAACGATTCGTTGCGTATTACCATACTGGTCTACAAGTTTAAGGTTACAATACACATTACCAGGAATTTGAAAATCTGCAACAATACCATTTACATCAAGTTGAACTGGGTCTTGTAATTCAACAGTCCATGAACCTCCTGCATAGCAGTATATTTGACCAAATGATAACGGATTACCATTTTGATCTCTTAATACTTCATTATTCCATACAGGTGATGTTGCCATTATATTGTTTGTATTGTGTTACCTAAATAATCCTTAACTACATAGGTATAAGACGCACCAGAAATTAACCATAATTCAGTACTCATTAAACCTGAAGCATTTAGTGGAATTGGGTTTGTATTAAAAGAATCACCATAAAATAACGTTGAACCAGAAACTATTAATGAATATGCACCTGAATAAGTTGTTTGTGGTATAGTCGTTCCTTGTTGATATGTGAATACCATACCACCTGAAAGTACATTACCTAATGAATCTCTAAACTGAGTTCCATTCAATTCTGCGTTTAAAACTACCTGAATACTCATTGTATACCTTAATCTCCCTTGTTTTAACAGTAAAGCTACCGGAATCTATATCTAAATACACCTATCAGTAGCTTTACTTAAAAATAGTTGAACATTTTGTGAATTTTCACTATAATATACAGGTAGTTTAAATTTAGCATTAAAGGTGATCTATGTCGTTACTTCTTTTTATTATTGTACCTATATTTTTCTTAGGTCTTTTATTTAGACCTATACTTACTATTTTGGTCACATTTAGTATTGCATATTTCATTTGTGATTACTTAAACCGACATGCACTACCTTATCCTTAAATTTACTTATTTAACCAATTATTTTCTAAATAGGTACCCAAAATACCACTTAAACCAGTAGATCCTGATATTGTTCCAGTTCCAAGGAAATCTTGTCCTCCTTGTGAACCAGCATATTTCATACCAAGATAATTACCAGCATCTTTTGCTAGTTTAATTCCTGTAGGTAGTTCTAATAATGCACCACCGGCTCCTGTAATTGCACCAGGTATACCACCCAAGTGTGCGCCATAAGCCATTGCCCCAGCACCTGGAGCCGCTAACACCAAATCACCAGCAACCGTTCCAAGACTAGGTGCAATTTGACTTACAACATGACCAGTAGCATCTATTCTTGATTGTTTAGCAGTTAAATTAGGTGAATTTTCACCTGTTGGGTCAAATTCAGCATTCTTTTCTGGATTGCGTAATATATCTGCCCACCCTTTTGCATGTTCTACTAGTTCTTTTTTACTATCTTCATTTATGTCAAATTCTTCATTTGGTTTACCAGAAACTAATGATTTGATTTTTGATAATGCAGCACCTGATGTAATTGGATTTTTAGAAGTTGCATCACCAACTAAATCTGTTAACCTTGATATAGCACTTTTTACACCAATCTTATCTAAACCAGCTAATACACCCGCAGGTACTAAACTAAGTAATCCTGCTGTTGCTGCTTGTGTAGGTACATTAGTAAGTAATTGTTTACCTGTTGTTGAGTCTGTAGCACCTTGAACTGCACCTGAAGCAGATGCTGCTGCTGGAATACCCCAACCACTTGGTGCTGCAATACCTTCACCAATACCCAAACCAGCATCGATATTACTAAGACCTGGAACTTTTGATAATACTGAACCAGCACCTTTTATTACACCACCTGCAACTACTGGAGCAGCAGAACCACCAATATAATAACCTGGATGATCACTAAACGCGTTATCATTATCTTTCTTTTGTTGTTCTACAGATGCAGTTACATCAGCCCAAAATCCTTGTCCAGTTTTAGGGCCTGATTGTTGTGGATACATTTGTTGTTCAACATTTGCAGCACCTTCTGGATCAGTTCTTCGCATTTCCTCTAAATCTGATTTTGATACGTCAGGACTTGGAATATTGTTATTTGCATCTAAGAATCCGTTTATCCATTTACCAAATCCAAGTGTAGCAGATTGTGCAAACCCACGACCAAATGACTCTAATTTAGAAGTTGTTGGTTCTGGTGTTGTTGATGACGGGGTTTCATCAGGAGTAAATTGGATGGTTGTATTACTCGGAGATGTATCTGGTGTAAAATCAATAGCCATTATTTAACCTCAGTATATCCTTCTGCAATAGCTTCTTTTAATTGTGAAGTAGGTATTGTTCCTGTTTTACCGTTTTTATCTTTGACACGAACCGTATTTGGATTCGGTTCAGGAGCTGTCTTAGGTGTTGGTAAATCACTAATTTGTGGAGTTCTAGCAGCTGATTGTAGATTATCCTTTTGTGTTTGTAATACCTGAATTTTTGATTGGATTAAACCTTTAAAACTTCTTAAATCACTTCCACCTGTAAGACCTAGTGTTGGATCATCTAATTCTGCAAGTAATCCTTTTGCTTTAATATAATTTGAATTATTAGTATTCTTTAATAACCAACTACTTAAAAATGCTTTTGGTGAATACATATATTGTTGTTGTTCAGCAGGTGATAATGACTTATTAAAATCATCAATACCATCAGATACGTTTTGATAACGAGTAATTACATTACCAGCAGTCATTGCGTCATTATAATTTTGTAAACGATTATTTGCCGGATTCATATTATTGTCAATTAAAGCGCGATTTGCTGCATTACCATAAAGTTGTGCAGCTGTTTGTTTTGCAATTAAAGCTGCATCCTTTGGATTAGCAGCAATTAGTAATCTTTGTACGCCTTTTGTTACGTCACTATCAATATCACGTCCTTGTGGACCATTTATAGTTTGTTGAAATTGATATAAGTTTTCACGCACTGTTGGGTCAAGTGCTGTTTCACTAATACCTTGAGCAGTTTGACGATCATAATGATATATTCCACCTTTTCCTGGTGGTCCAAACAATGAATCTTGTGAAAATGGTGCACCACCAGCATCACTTGTTGCTTTTAAGGTCTTTGTAATATACTCATTATACTTTGCATCAAGTACATCTTGTGTCGCACTCGGGTTTGCATTCTGATAACCAAGCATAAAGTTTTCTGCTTGTGAACGTATCTTTAAACGTGCGTCATTTAGTAATGTAGTATTTTGAATTTGTTTTTGTTGGTTATCAAGAGCAATACCCTTTGCTGTTGCTTCTGCACTTGTATTAGCAATAATATGTGCTGCAACAGATGCACCCTCATCGGTAAACCCATAAGCATTAGCAGCTGCAGCTAATTTAGTAGGATCTACAACATGCTTAATTTCACCAGTATTAGGGTCTGTTACTTTATCAACAAATAAATCATGATGGTCCATTTGAAATTGATTAAATGCAGCAGCACGCTGTTTAATAGCAGAATCTGCCTGAATACCAGGTAATGCAGCCTGCATATTCTTTATAGATTGAATATTTGCAGCAACTTTAGTAATATCACCTACTTGTGATAATACGGATTGTGGTTGATTTACATCTAGTGAAATTGACGGGTCGATTGCCATAATATTATCCTAATGGGTTAAAGCTTAGTGAAGATGATACTGGTGCTGCTGTAGGATCATATATTGGGGTATTTACCGAACTTTGAATTGCAGATTGTGTTCCATCCCAACCAGCTATATTACCACCTGAACTTGATAAACTACTATTACCTAAGTACTTATTCAACATTAAACCAGATGTTCCTGAACCAATTGCACCAGAAATACTATTTGCAACACCTACAGTGCCTGCTGCACTTGCTGCGGCTCCAGATGTTTGATATCCAGTAGATGCACCAACACCTGACATAGTTGTTGAACCAATGGTACTACCTGCAGAAGTACCAGCACTATTAGCACTAGTAGCAGCTCCATTACCAGCTAATGAACTTAATGAACTAATGTTCTGTTGTTGTTGGGTTAAGTAATTTTGGAATGCTTGTTGATAATATGTACTTGCTGTATTTTGAGCGTATTGTGTTTCTGCATTAGTTGCATTACCGCCTGATATACCATGAGCAGCATTATAGTTTTGTAATGCTGTTTGTCCTTGACCTTGAATAAATGCATAACTTGGACTTAATTGTGAATTTAGGTCTTGGTTATTAAAGTTAGCAAGCAACGAACCAGAACTCTGCGATGCACCAGCAGAATTTAACTGACCCTGTGTTGCACCTGGTGTTAGCAAACTACCTGTACCAACTCCATTTATTCCAGTTCCTGTTGAAGTAGAACTTCCATTTTGATATTGAGTTGCACCAGGAGTTTGTTGTCCGTAAACAGCAGTTGGGGTTGATGATGTACCTTTAATGTCTTGTGCTATATTTGTTTGACCAGGCGGAATTCCTGTCGATGTGGATGTAGCACTCAATGGCTGCATCATAATACCACTACCATTTGAAGAACCACTTATTGCTGGTGTTGTTGGTGTTCCTTGTGTTGTTGCTTGAAATGTTGGAGTTGATGCATATGTTTGTGAACCAGGACCAGTTGGTGAATTACCTGATGTATTAGTTGACCAAACATTTGCTCCATAATATCCACCATTAGAAGTACCACTACCAAGTCCCATTTGGTTAGAACCCGAATTTAATCCACCAAGTCCTAATCCACTTGCAAGAGCACTTTCTGCTTCTTGTTGTGCTTGAAGTTGAGGTGATAAATTAGCAAGATTGTTTTCGTAAATCTGATAGTTTAATTGGTTTGTTTCTTGTGTAGCTTCAAGTGTTGTATTTGCAGCATTATTTGCAGCAGCAGCTTGTTTACTTGCTGCACTTGATGAAGCGGCAGCACCAACACCAGCACTTACAACAGCACCACCAATAACGGCAGCAGCAACATAACAATTGCTATTTGGTTCAAATTCAGCATAATTGTGTCTTTTCTTTAATTTAAACATTAGCCTTTTCCTTAGGTGTAATTATCTTTGTAAAGATAGTTTCTTTAGGTTTAAATCCAAGACCTAAAAATAACTTATCGTGATACAAATGAAGTTTAGTTCCATTGATTATTTTAACTACACCAAGTTCACGGAATCTATCTTCAGCAAATTGAAACATTCTCAATCCAGTTTTATCTTTTCTATATTCTGGCTTTAAATAGTATAAATCAACAATAGCATGAAGAGTTGTTGCGTAGTGCAACATAGTTCTAATAATACTGATGTGATACCCAATAAGTTTACCTTTATCTCTAACGGTAACCACGTGTAAATGTCTGTCATTGTCTAATTTCTCGTATGATGCATAATCAAGTTGAACCGGTACATCAATTTGATCTAACCCAAGTTCTTTCCAATGTGGTTCAATAAATGGGTCAAATTCACGTACAATTTCATTCCATCTTTCAACTTGATATGTTATCATTTTAAGTGCTCTATTTTTAAATCTACAACCATATGTATACGTGGTTGTCCGCTATTATTTATAACTTCGTGTTCTAACTCATTATTAAAGAACCATATTTCACCAGTAGTCATTTGAACCCATTCATCATTACAACGGAAATCTACTCCTGGTAATGCACCAACAACCACGTGAAAACGAGACCAATACTTAGCATGAGAAGGGGTATCAGCATGTGGAAATACGCATCCTTTATTGTTTAGTTTGTTTATCATTACTCTACCAATTCGTGTTGCTTCTAATTTATATGCTAATTCAAATACAATTGATTTAAATTCAGGAAAGTTTTCTGAACCTGGCATCCAGATATTCTCGTGTTGATCATATGATGGATTTGTTAGTATTTCTTCTTTTTGTCTATCTACTGGTAATGTAGGAAACCTAAGTATAATAGATTCTGTATCACCAAATGGTCCTTGTGGGTAATCACGTAAATATGTATCTTCTCTCCATACTTTAGGATCTGTGTTTTGTAACCTATTTAGCATTGGTCTTACATCAAGTAATCCTGATTCTGTTGGTATTTTTAACTTAATAAAATTAGGTATCATGCTTGTCCTTCTTGCCAATCACCAACAACAGTAATCATATGTGCAATTACATTATCTGTTATCGATATCTCGAAAACTCTGTCATATGCAGCACCTAATTGTGACCATCTTGCTCTAGCTTTATATTGCCCAATAGCACCTAATGTAGTATAAATTGGTAAACCCCAAGATTGACCACCATCATCAGAGCAACGTAAGATAGCCATCGGTTGTACATTATTAGATGTATTTGTACCGTTATTTACTAAACCTTGACCCATTAGGAAATCTGCTTGTAATAGATAATAAAACATATTATTAAGGTTTTTAGAAAGATGTGGTGATCTACGACGTCTTAATATTGTTATATTATTATCAGTTGCATTAGTATTATCAAATAGGTAAATGTTACCTGATGTATCACCAAATAGGTGTTGGTTATTTAATACTGCATGTGCAACTGGTAACCATTGCGATTGGGTATTATTTGATTGTTGTGTTTGCCATTCAACCCAACATCCATTTGCTTGATTCATATCTGTAACTGCAGCAATATCATATACCCAAGTTGTATTTAAACCAGGTGCTTGTAAAATATAAAAGTAATGACCCTGATATAGCATACCTATACCAATTGTATCTGTTAAGTCACCAGATTGCGATAATGAAAGTTCAACTGCATGTGTAGATATACGTTGTGGTGTATATCCATTCATATAGTAAACAACAGGGCCACCTTGTGGATTTGTACCTAACCAAAACATAGTACCTGCAAGTTGAACTAATGATGCAGTTGATATGCAACCAACTTGTGAATTCTTACCATCTTCTCTATCAAATGTGAATACAGCACTATCAAGTTCATCATCCCATACTTCACCAGTTTGTGTTCCCCAAATGAATAATTCTCTTGAATTAGAAATTAATGCTTGAACTAAGTCAGCATAACCTTGTTTAACTGCTATATTTGAACCTAAACCGGGTGATGGCCAACTAATAGGTCCACCACCAGCACTACCACCTTCCGGTGCTGTATTAGCAGTTGCCCAAATATTAGGTGAATTAGGTTGAAAACCTAAAAAGAAACCATCTTGGTATGTAACTTGTGAACCACCTGGATATGATACATTTGTTAGTGATTGTAATGTAGTTGAACCAATTTCAAATGTGTAATATGTAGTTGTTCCATCAACAATCATTACATATCCACCATTATCAGCAATTGATACATAACCTGCAGATGTTGCCATTGAACCAGCAATATTAATAGGTGTTGCACTACCACCAGTTAGCAAATATACTTGATTACCTGAAACAACAATTACACCTGCATTAGTACTAAGTAAGTACATACCACCTGGTCTAATAGGACCTGGTGCAATGTTTTGTAATAAGGTTAAACCGGGTCGTTGAAGTAATTCAGTTATTTGTGCTTCTTTACCTGCACCAGATTCATCAGATTGAAGATAATAGTTAATAGTTTGTTGACAATCATATCTAGGATTGTTATCCCTATATGAACCACCTATAAAACCTTTAATTGGTTGTTTGTTCTCTGCCATTTAAGTACCTAATGAAATCGATTATGTTTGGTGTTTTATTCTGTAAATCACAATCTGCAACATATTCAAATTGCAATTCTAAAACATCATCGTAGAATAATACTAAATCCGAATAAGGACCTTGTGATATTCGTTGAATAAATGTCTTGTTTTTAAATACATTACCACCCATATTATGCTAAGAAATTCCAACCATAACCACCGGTAATCCAATTCCAACGACCTGGTCCTCGTTTTCTTGATAGACTACCATCACCCATCTTATATCTAGGTGCTTGATTAAGTCGTGCAAGTGCTTGTTTAGATTCAACAGCAATAGCCTTTACTTCTTCTGTTAATGGTTTACCATATTCTGCTGCTAATTCAATTGCTAGATTAAATCTGTATGCTCTTTCATAACCAGGAGGAAAATCAATAGGTACATCTAATTGGTTATATTCAGCAACAATTAGTGGTTGACGTAACCAGAATCTAATACCAACCTGTTGTTGTGGAATTGGAAACAAAGTTAAGTTTCTAACTGGATATGCATTATCGTCATAAAGACTAAATGCGAATGTAGATGTTGTTTGTTTTACACTAATAGAAGCATATTGCTCCATTGTCAATAATGAAATAGGTATATCAACTTGTTGAACTAAATCATTTGTTTGCCAAATAGTATATGCTTTTTCAATTTTCATTGGACGTGGTACTATCCAATTTGTTTGTAATGTTACATCACCAGGTTGTACAATAAAACCAGAACCTGCACCACCTAAATATGTATTAGCACAAGTTAATTGATCAGTTACTGCATAATTTATGCCACAATAACCACCAGATTGAACTACTTGACAATCAATTACTTGACCCAAATTTACTGTAATATTAGCAACTGCACCAGTTCCAATGCCAGAAGTTACATATTGTAAAGGTACATTAGTATAGGTTCCATTTACATAACCAGAACCTGCATTTACAAAAGGTTGTTGAAAGAAGTTAATAGAACCAGGGTTATCATTTGCAGGACCCATTGTGTATTGTTGTTGATTTTGATTAGTATAAAAGATATACGGCTTAATAGAGTATATCATCAATTTCTCGTTTGACCAAGAATCCTGCATAGTATCTAATGCATATAAGGCATTGGTCAACAAATTGGCATCAGCAACTGCATTTTGACCCAATACTGTATTTAATCGAAAACTTGAATTAATTAGGTCACGTAATGTTCCCATACGAATTAGTCCTTACATAAAAGAAAAGGGATATAGAGCTATTAAACCCTATATCCCCTTATTTATACTATCTGTTGCTTATTAAGCGCCAAATAGACCAAGTGCTTGAAGTGCAGCAACTACCTGGGCTACAGTTGTATAAGCTGTAGTTCCTGTTTGTTGTGCAACACCGACATTACCATAGAAACCTACTGTTTCTGAAGTGGTACCACCGACGATGCAACCGAAGTTGCCACCAGTTAATACATCTGCATTAGTAGATGTTGTTAGTGCTGGTGCATTGCTTACCGTTAATGTTGAATCAATAGCCATATTTTACTCCTTAAATTAAGTCGTTGCAATTCTGCAAGATAATTGCTCATATAGAGGTGCCAAGGCCACCATTGAGTCAAAACGGTCAATCATTTGATTTACGCGTTGATCCCATGCACGTACATAACGAATACCGATTTCAGTCTCAGGATCCTTAATGTAATCAGCATAGTCAACACCACCTGGCAAATCAAGATCTTTATTAGCAAGCATAAATGCATTTCTGTGATGTAGGAATGCGTTCTGGGTTGTTGCACCAGATGCACCTAATACAGTAATTGCAGCACCACTTGCTGGTAATGCACTTACATTTTGATATGGACCAGAACTTGTCATTGCTGGGCTATAAGAAAGTGTAATATCACCAGCACCATCATTTGTAGTTGCTGTTGTTACAACAAACTGTTGAAGTGATGCTAATGTTTGCTTACTTTGTGGGTTTACTGCATATACACCAGCAACCGTAAAGATATCACCAACATTTAGGAATGAAGTATTACCCCATCCAGATGTTGCCAATGTACCAATACGTGGGAATACATTTGATGTACTTGCTGGATTTGTTGGTGCTGTAGCAACAACTGGTGTACCTGAATAGGTTCCATTTGTATGCGCGATTACCAACTGTGCAACATAATGCATTGCATCAGCAAATTCACCCTGAAGACCCTTGGTATAGATATCACCAATTGCCTTTACTGGGTTAAACAATGAACGGTTATTTGATGCTAGTTTAGCATTAAAGTTTGGATCATTATATTCGTGAAGCATTCCATCAGCAACTGGACAATCATTCTGGTATAGCAATGCTACTGCAGAAAGTACTGTGTCAAGTGCTGTACCTGTTGGACCACCCGTCAATGGAGTACCTGGTGTACCAACCATATTGTAGGTGTTTAGAATTAACTGTTGTGCTTGCTGTTCAAAATAGTTAGCAAGACGAATGACAATTGGTGCAACCAAGTTACGAGAAACATCACCATAATCGAATGTCAATTCAACGCTTGAGAACGCTGTATCAATACCCCATGGATTTGTAAATGTAAGTGGTGAATATGTTTGTGTAACTGCCTGGATTTGCGCTACGTTACCAACACGAACTGGATTAAACT